GGGGGCAAGCACAGGCTACACTCTGGTCGGCAAGAAATTCGCGATGGAGTTTCGCATCGCGTTGGGGTCCGTCTCGGCCTCCCAGCAAGGCGTCTTTATCGGCGTTGCGGACCATACCAGCAGCGCAATCAGTTCATCGGACACCACGATTCAGGCGTCCGGTGGCAACACGCTCACCACGACCAAGAACATTTTCGGCTTCTTCAACCGCACGACGACCGGCCCTGCGGATTGGAGCGTTGTCTATCAGCCCGCGGCGGGCACGGCGGTTTATCCGACCGGACTCACCACGTTGGTCAACACCGTCACCGGCTCGAACATGAGCGCGTACGCAGCCTCGACGGACAAGGGCAAGGGGACCGGCTTCGTCAAGATCGGAATGCGTTTCGACCCGACCGGCAGCGCTCAGTTCACGGCAGCCCCGGCGACCTGCCCAAGCGGTCAGACGGCGGGAACGGTCTACCGGCCAACGGTCACGTTCTACGTCAACGGGGTTCAAGCTCCGGCGTTCCTGCATCCCGGCATCCTGCAAGCGGCGACGTTCCCGCTCACCAGCGTTTACTCGCCTGTCATCAACTACATGAACATCGCCGGTGGCGCTGCACCGATCTACCTGGATTGGGTCCGGTTCGGCCAAGGCGCGTCGTTCTGACCGGCAGGTGGGGCATGAATCTATAAGCCCCCCGATGCTTGTTGCTCGATATGCCGGTCTTTTGAGCAAGCGAAAGTGACCCATGAACTCCACCCTGGCCCTACAGAAATCCGACTACGAAAGCGAAGTCGCCGATTTCATGGGCTGGGGGCGAGGGACCAACGGCGGGGATGAAGCGTGGACGGACGACAAAGTAACCAAGATTCAGGCGGACGTGAAATCGGGCTTGCGCCGGTTCTACTTCTGCGGGCATCCGTGGAGCTTTTTGAAGCCGTTCGCACAAATTACGCTCCCCAGCGGCACAACGTCAACCCAGCTTCCCGACGACTTCGGCGGCGTGGACGGGGGAACCAAGGCAACCCTCGCCAACACGAATCTCCTGTTTCTCCGCTGGCTCCCGTTCACAGGCCCAGGCCGAGTAGTGCAAGCCCAGGCCGAGTTGCCGAGTTCGGTGGGGATCGTGCGAATGATCGCGATCCGGCCGGTGAAGGCGATGGCTCCGGGAAAGATGCAGACCGAGGAGTTGATCTACTTCCCGACCACGGACAACGACTACACGCTGAGTTTCCCCTACTTCGTCACGCCGAATTACCTCTTGGATGTGACCCAGCCATTCGCCTACGGGGGCGTGGAGCATCACGAAACGATTCTGGAAAGCTGCCTGGGGATCGCCGAGGCGAGGCGGGACAACTTGGTGGGGCCGCATTCGATTGAGTTTCAGCGGCTCTTGGAGTTGTCGAAGCAAATTGATCGACGCCGACAGCCGACGAACCTGGGACCGAACCGCGACATTTCGGATCAGGTGAACGTCTGGGAGCAACGCTGGAACGGTCACGGTTGGTCGAACGATGGCGGCGGGGTCACGATCAACGGGGTCTTGTACGATTGAGGAGTTGAACTATGTCGAAGCGAAATGAAGTCGGGTACAACGACCCCAAAGGCATCATCATCAACAAGCCCGCGATCGGCGGCTTGTTCGCGGCAGGCACGACTGTTCCCGCCGACGCCACGACTGGCTACGCTCCCGGCTGCATCTTCCTTGACACCGACGCATCGGCTGGCGCCCAGCTCTGGATCAACCAGGGGACCGCCGCGAGTTGCCTCTTTCGCCGCCTTGACGCGGGCTATGCCGGTCGGCTGGTGGCAAGCGGTGCAAGTCTTACCATCACGCAAGCCCTCCACGATGGCAAAACGATTGTGCTTGCGGCAGCGGCGGCGATCACGCTCCCGGCATTCACCGGCAGCGGTGCGCGCTATCGATTCGTTCAGGGGGCAACGGCAACTGCGGTCACGATCACCGCGACCGGGGCTTACCTCTACGGCTCGCTCGTGGTGAACACCGACTCGGCATTCCAGGCCGGCACGCTGTTCACGTCTGGCGCTGCGGTAAGCGCTGGCTCGACGACGATCACTTTCGACGGTTCGACCAAAGGCGGCAACATCGGCGACTGGATCGAGATCGAGGACATCGCAACCAATAAGGGCGCGGTCAAGGGTGTCCTGAACGCCAGCGGCACCGAGGCAACCCCGTACAGTTGAGGCTTGGATGCGCGGATATTCGTCACCATTTGCGAGGGCATACCAGACGCCGGCCAACGGGCCGTTCTCGTCGGGACCGTTCGCGCAGAACCTTGTCTTCAAGCCGACGTTGCCGGATGGCTTCGTGCTGTGCGGCGAAGGTGGGTCGGCGACCGAGGAATCCCTGGCGATCGTGCCATTCAGCGATGCCCCGCAAGGAACGCTTTTCTCGATGCGGCTGTTCTACTGGAACCGTCGCAGCGACAACCTGGACGACGCGGTTTGGTTGGCCGTGCCGTTGATCGAGGTTCTTTGCAGCGTGTCCAACGTCGCCGGAGTATACGGCAGTCCGCACCTGGACAACAATACTCGCGTCTGCGACCAGATCACTCTCACAGCCGGAAGCGTCGGCCTCAGCGGAACAATCTACAGCTTCGGGGCGGGGTCGGACTTGCCGGCGTTGGTGACTTGCGAGATCCAGGGAGCGCGGCTGCTCTCCTTCGATTTTCAGGCAGTTGATCCCAACGGACAGCAAATTGCCAACGTCGCGAACATGAATGCGTGGTGGGCAAAGTTCTCTTGAAAGGTAGGTGACTTGTGTTTGGTCTTCATTATTCCGATACCATTGCCGGTCGCGTGTTCACTCAGCAAACCAGCGCGGCGGCGATCGCTGGCCTGGCGATCCCGATCTATTCGGCCACCGCGATTGCGGGTGGCTCACCGCTCTGGAATCCGCCCGGTTCCAACCGCAATATCGAACTCGTTTCCTACGACGTGGCCTACGTCTCAGGAACTGGCGCGGCGACGTTCGACGGCATCTACATGCTGGCCGGCCAAGTCAGCGCGATCGGCACCGGGACGGGCTGCTCGGTCTTCACGAACGCCGCTCCAATCAGCGGAATGCTCCTGAACGGTCCTTCAGCTCGCGCCTTGTCTGGCAACGGCGGCACGGTCACGGTCACGGCGGGAACCGCCACGGCCCCCGTCAATGGCGTTGTCGGGGCAGGCGTGATTCGCACGATCTATTCGACCAACATTGAAGCCGCGACGGGCACTGCGCACGGCACGCTCGTTTGCAAGTACACCTTCGACGGCACGGTGGTCATTCCTCCGGGCGTGCTGGTGTACCTTGGCGCGATTGTGGCCTCGGTGTCGCTTTACAACATCACGATGGTTTGGAAAGAAATCCCGATTAACCCCGCAGCGGGCTAAGCCATCCGCCTTCGTTGCTTACCATTCTCCTCCGGGAATGCGACCGAAACTCTTGCCGGGGCGGTCAGGGCAGCGGGGCGGTGTTACAAGAGCCGTCGTCGTACATCGACGGCGGCTCTTTTTTTTGTTGAGAAGCAATGGCGAAACAGAACAATAGCGCTGTTCCGGCTCAAGACATCGACCTCCAATTCCCCCTGGAAGGCGTTGAGATAACCCGCGCCTTCGCTCGCCAGCGCCCGAACACGGCCACCGATGCCAAGAACGTCGTCGCCTTCGAGCCGTCTACGGATCGGGCACGCGGCGGGCAGCGGAAAGGCCAAACGAAGTACCTGTCCAGCCAGATCGCCGGGGCGTCTTATCCAGTTCAGGACATCAACCATCTCATCACGTCCTCGACCGGCGTGGCCCTGCCGGCCGCGGCGTTCGCCTACGCCCAAGCCTCGGGATCCGGGTTTGGCATCGGTAGCACGACGGCGGGGAGTTCGACGTTTTCTGGCATCGGCGCCGTCTCCGGGTTTGCCCTGTCTTGCTCTTGCTGGGATTCCAACAACAACCTCTACGTTGCCGAGACGAACACTTCGACCGGGGCGGTCACGATCTACCAAGTTCCGGCTGGAACCGGCTCGCCGGGGTGGACTCTGGCCGGCTCGATCACCTGTCTCACCGGAACGCTTCGCGGTGTGTCGGGCATGTGCGTGGTGGGGGATTCGCTCTACGTGGCTGTCATCGCTACCAATGCGAGCTACGGCAGCGCCGACAACACCTGCAAGATCCACAAGATCAACGCGGCGACCGGATCATTGACCCTGGCGGCTTGGCAATCGTCGAAGATCACCGGGACCGCGCTCATCATGTACTTCTCGACGGCGGCGAGCAACGTCCTTTCGTCAATCGGCACGGTGCTTGCCGTGGATTCGTGCGGCTCGACGACGGCGGGGACTCAGGCGTTCTTCCTGTTCGATACCACGATCACCACGGCGAACGGCGCTCCTCTCAAGAAGACGCTCTACGGCGGCACACGCAGCGGTTCCCAGAAGGTCCGGGTTGTCTCGGATGGGATTGCCAACTTCTACCTGATCGGCTCGACCACGACCGGCCTCATCAAGAAAGTCGGCCTGAACGGGGTCATCGCGTGGCAGTCCACCATCCTTGACGCGGGGGTGAACGGGCTGGCGTTCGATTACTCGACGGCGACCCTGGCGGCGCTTGCCGGCGCGTCCAACGCGGTTCGGACGGTGAACCTGACGACGGGCGCGCAGTCGGCGAGCATCGCGGTATCCTCGACGACCTGGAACGAGATCGGCACCGATGGCTATGGGAATTGGGTGCTGTGGAAGAACGCTCAGGCATCGAATGACATCGTTGGCCTGAGCGGGGCATCCTTTACCTCGGCTTGGGGTCCGACCTCGTTTGCGAACGCGACTCATTCCGGTTGTTCGGTGAACCAAGGCGCGCCGCAGATCAATCCACCTGGCCTGAACACGCGGGTCATCAAGGGGCTGGCGGTCAGCAATGGAACCCTGACGCAATTCTCCTCGACGGGGACGCTGGCGGTCACGAACGGGAACGTCCTCTCGGCCTCGGCCCGGTTTGTCTACAGCTCGCAATGCGGGCTGAATATGTTCTACTGCGACGGCTCCGGGTACTTCTATTACAAGTCCGCGAACAACACCCTCACCGCCTGGACCGCAACGACGGCGGGCACGATCCCGGTTGATCCGACCCTGACCGGGGCGGCGAACGGCATCGAGACGTGGCGCGGGCGGATTGTGCTGTTCGGGTTCCTGGCGAATCCGCAACTGTTCTACATGGCCGCGCAGAACGATCCCTTTAATTGGGACTTCTCCCCGAAGGTCACGACCGTTACTCAGGCGGTCGCGGGCAACACGGACAGGGCCGGGTTCCCTGGCGAGGTCATCAATACCTTCATCCCCTACTCGGACGATACCGCTCTGTTTGGTGGCGACCACACCATCTGGCAACTGACCGGAGATCCCGCCGCGGGTGGGCAATTCGATCTTGTGTCCCGGTCCCTGGGCATCGCGAAGGGGCGTTGCTGGGCGATTGACACCGTTGGCCAGGTCTATTTCTTCTCGACTCATTGCGGGGTCTACAAGATGACTCCGGGCGCCTTGCCGGTCAGGATAAGTAAGCAGATCGAGCATTTGCTGGATACGGTGGACCTCTCGGCCAACTTTGTCCGCATGGAATGGGACGTGCGATCTCAGGGGCTGCACGTCTGGATTGTCCAGAGCAGCTTGACCGGAACGACGACGCACTTCTTCTGGGAGGAACGGGTCAACGCATGGTGGCCGGTCGTGTACGGTAACGTGGCGCACAATCCGCGCTGCACTCACGTTTACGACGGGGACAGCCCGGATGACCGGGTAATTCTTCTGGGAGGAGCGGATGGGTACATTCGGTTCCTCGATAGCAGCGCATCGAATGACGATGGCACAACGATTTCCTCATTTGTAATCCTCGGCCCTTTGCCCAACCGGGCTTTCGACGAACAGATGCTCATGGAGTTGCAAGTAATTCTTGGCGATGATTCGGGAGACGTGACGTTTTCCGTCTACGTCGGTCGGACCAATGAGCAAGCGCTGGCGAGTACGCCAGTGAGAACCGGAACGTGGACAGTGACGGGGATTGTGGGCAGCACGCCGGCATCCGGGAGAAACCTCACGGAATACATTCGGCGGGCCGGGCACGCGATCTATGTCAAGCTCTCGGCAACCTCCCCTTGGTCCCTCGAACGCATCCGTGCGAAGTACCAGCCCTCGCTCGGCATGGTCCGAAGGAGGTCGTAATGCCCGCAGGTCAAGTCTTCCTGGTGACAAAGCTGGGTCCGGTCAAGGAGAAGTCCAAGGCCGACTATTACACTGGCACGCATGAATCCGACAAAGTTTGGCAGGTCGGCATGGTGTCCGGCAACTTCCCCGGTTTCGGGATCAGTTTCTACTTTGCCGATCGGGCGCAGGCGGAACGGTTCTCATTGTGGGAAGTGGTCAACCTGAAGAACGTCTTGGACAACGCCGGCGCGACGAACATGCCGTTCTACGCGGAGTCGATTGTCAAAAGCAGTTACCCGTTTCCCGGCACGTACACGAACACGCCGATCTTGCGGGATGTCTGGATCACAACGCTCACCGATCCGGTCACGAAGCGAAAGCTGGCGATGCGTTTCCCGAACCAAGGGGACGCTCACAAGTATTCCATCGGCAAGCCGTACACCTTGCAGAACATCTTCGGGACGATGCCGAGTGTGGCGGCTGATGTGGCGGCAAACCTCGAAGCTAAGGCAGCGGCGGCACGGAGA